GGATGAAGGTGTTGGTTATGATTATTTTGATGTGGTTACCGAAATACAAAACGATAAGAATTATTCCGACAGACCAAGTAACTGGTATCAAACAACAACAATTAGTGTTTGGGAACAACCGGGAATTTATGACAATCAAAATGGGGGTTTATTCCCTTATTCAGGATTGACAATTGTTGATACACAACATTTTGAATTTGGTGACGAAAACGTTGAGTTTGATATGACCCAGGAAATTAATAACCTACTAAATGGTGGAATACCAAATTGCACTGGGTGGGGGATCGCTTACCTACCACAAGTTGAGAATTTAAGTGGAACAACTGGAACATATTCTGTTGGTTTTTTCACAAGACATACACAGACGTTTTATGAACCATTTCTTGAGACAAGTTATAACGATGTAATTGAGGATGATAGGAATTCATTTTCACTTGGTAAAATCAATAAATTATATTTGTACATATATGAAGATGGGGATTTCCAGAATCTAGATCTTAACCCTACGGTTACCATCTATGACAGTGGGGGTAACCCAATCCCAGGTTTAGTAAATTTACAATCATGTAGACGAACAAAAGGTGTGTACGAAGTAGAGATCCCACCACTAATTGGGTATAAAACCCCGTGTATATTTAATGACGTTTGGTCAAATATTAAATTGAATGGCTTTTCATTACCGGATGTTAATAACGAGTTTGTAATTTACCCAATCCAGAAATCAATCCAAATCGGTACCTCATCGATTGAACCAAAAATTTATGGGTTTGATTATTATGGAATAAGACAAGATGAAAAAATATTAAATACCGACATTAGAAAAGTTGGTGTAATTATAAAACAAGCTTACACCACAAACAAACAACTACCAAAAGTTGAGGGTCATTATAGGGTGTATGTTAGGGAGGGACAAACCGAAGTTCAGGTTCAAGACTGGACAAAATTAAATAGAACACCAAATGAATACTATTTCATTTTCGACACCCGAGATAAAATACCTAACGAATATTATATTGATTTAAAGGTAATTTCAAGTGGTGAAGTTAATACTTATAAGAAACAAATAAAATTTCAAATAATAAATAAAAAATAATGGCTGAATATTATGTATATACCTCATGTGTTGACGGTTCCACATACGGAAGTATCGACACCCCAGTAGATCCGGAATTAATCGGGAAAACAATCTACACGTCATTAAGTGGCGAAACAATTTCTATACCATCAAACTGTTTTATTGTTACATCAGCTGAAACCACCGATTTATACACAAATGTTAATGTGGGTAATATACCGTTTGACGGATGTCTTGATTGTTACCAACAAAACGGATTAGCGTTCCTTGCTTATTCGTGTGTTTACCCAGAACTTAGTGTATCGGTAAACGCGACTCAATTTAGTGAATTTCCAATCGGGAAATACTACACCTTATGTCAAACAAATAATGAGTTCATCTCATATACAACCCAAGATTGTCTGTGTTTCCAAGTGACCGATATAACCGAAGGGCAGGATAACAATTTTGGTATAACAGGTCCATTTACTGATTGTACATGTAGTCGATCATCGGGAGATGAATACACTGAATGTGTTATATGTTGTGATTGTGGATCAACTGGAAGTACGGTTACACAGGTGTCACCACCTCACCCGGTATGGACCGACGGGTATGGAACCCCCGTCAATCAAATAAATATGGTATCACTTAGTGGGATACATGGATTAAATAATTAAAAAAAAAAATAAATTATGGCTTTACATACTCTACAAATAACCCCGTGTAGTGGTTGTGGTTTCAAATGTCCCCCACAAACTATAACAGTTGACGCCGACATAAATGACCTTATTATTGGTAACGTTTACTCATTTAGTTCAATAACAGATTGTGGTATCTCTGAAGCCTTTATCGGACCTATCGGACCTACCCGAGAATGTTTTCCATTTGGATGTTATGTAATTAATAATATTCAACGTGAAGCATTCGCCCAAGCAGACGCAATTATTGTAAATTCCTATGGCCCACCACTACCAACTGGTTGTAACGATTGTACCGACGATATATCAAATTACTTAGTATTTCAAAATTGTTTTCAACTCTTTGGACAAGAATCATATGTCCCAATAGACCAAATAACCCCAACACCAAATGTGGGCGATTATTATTTTTTAGAATATGTAATTAGTGGAAAAGAAGGAACCTATCAAGCGTTCGGGTGTTTTCAGTTTACACGTCGTATATTTATAAGACCAGAGTTTGTCCGAGAAGAAATATTAGTTTTAACCGCAACAACCCAAACAGATTGTAAAACTTGTTTAGAAAATTCAGCAATTTTATACGAGGTATTCGATTGTTTAACCGATAATGGATTTAACATCGCATTACCATCTGAAGGTTTAGAAAAGCACTTAGTCACATACACGGGTTTAGATGGACTCACACAATATTGTGGGGTAATTAGTGGTCTGGCAGGAGATGGGGCAGGTGTGGATGTGTTACTTGTTTCTGTTTTGGGTTTACTTAGTGAAACAAACACTTGTGAAGATTGTTTAGCTCAGTCAAACGAAAAAAAAGAGTTAATAAATTGTCTAGATTCTAGTACCGAAGTTGTTTGGTCATCGGTTTTATTTGAACCTGGCAACTCAACTCATTTATCTCTTGGTAATGGATGTTATGAAGTGGGTGAGACAGTTCCTCCCGACACAGAAATCACAATTACTGAATTGGCAAACTTTGACCCACAAGAAAATTGTCAGGATTGTTTAGAATGTTACGGTGTTATTTACGACTATACAAGTTGTGAAGAATTAGAAGTTTGTGAACCAACAAATATTATAACTAATGGTAATGATGGTCTTTATCGTGGTGGAGATTTTGTAATTGACTCAAGTAATTATATGTTTGTACCATTTTACGATTCAGGTGTAATTGGTAAATACGACCTAACAACCCAAACACTTGTTGAAACATCCAGTTCGGTACTTTCCGGTCCTGAAAGTGTGGCAATTGACGAAGGGAATGGTATAGTATGTGTGTCAAATTATAACTCTAATTATGTGACGTTTTTTGATTATAATGATTTGACACTATCTGTGAACAGAATCACATTCAGTAGCCCAGGAAAGGTGTACTACGAACCAGTAGATAGTTATTTTTATGTGACTATTGAAAGTTGTTGTAGCGGACCAGGTATTTTTGTTTATACGGGGTCAAGTTATAGTAGTATGACACAAGTGGTAAATTTTGGTAATAACAACGCTTATAGGGATATTGTTAGGGTTGGGTCTGATATATACGCTATAACCCAAAGTGATACGTTAGAAATTTGGTCAATTGCTGGTTTAACATACACACAAATAAATACAATAAATTTGGGTTATAGCGTTGATACATTAACCTATGATTCGGCATCAAATGTTATTTACATAAAAGTTCTTAGTGACTATTATATAAAGTATTTTGTTGGTTCGGCAACACTATCGATTATTAACTACCCAACCTCATGTGGATATGGGGAAGGAAAAATAATGGTTAATAACTCGATAAATAAAATTTATATCACAGATTCTAATTGTAATATAATATATGAGTTTGATAAAATAACAGATACTTTAATAAGAACATATAATAACTTAAGTAATAACGGTGTTTCCCAAGTATACGGTATTGGAATCGACACTTCAAGTAACACCTGGTTTAGTTCCTACAATAACTTATTTCAATTAGGATGTACACTTGAGTTTGTTTCCGGACGGGTAACTTCAAATGAACTTCTACCAACAGGAACTACATTTTTTAATTACTCATTAAGTGCTTGTTGTGAGATTACATCAATAGAAAGTATTACTGATGAAAATTTTTTAAATGCAACAGAATATCTAAGTATGTTACATTATGAAGATTGTATATCTTGTACAAGTGACAGTGTTGAAGTTTTTGTTTGTCAAGATTGTAATGGATTTTACGAAGGTCTATTAATTGTACCGTCAGGTACTCATAGTGTTGGTGATTTTGTTCGATCCCAATATGGTAATTCTGATTTTATCTGTTATGAAATTACAGATGTTTACACTAGTGGTTATGGTGATGACTACCAATCATTTGTATCAGATGGTACCAGTTACGTTTCTTGTGAGGAATGTTTATCTGGATCAACACTTGGTTTAACTATTATAAATTGTGATACTTTAGAACCGTCACAAGTAAATGTTTCTTTATCAGAATGGACTGAAATTTCTGGATTCCCCGTTTCAATACCAAATGGGGTAATATCAGACAGTAATGGTGTTTGTTACCAAGTTGTAAACGCTTGTCCAATTGACAATAATAACCCCCCATTTGAAATTTCAAATTTTTACTATAATCAGTCATTTTGTAGGGCTTCAAACCAAAGAAGTTCAGAGCCACCAAGAAGTGCTGGTACTGAGTATTTTGAATGTGTGATATGTTGTGATTGTGGGTCAACTGGAAGTACGGTTACACAGGTGTCACCACCTCACCCGGTATGGACTGATGGGTATGGGACACCGGTAACACAATTAAACTTGGTATCACTTGGTGGAATACACGGATTAAATAATTAAATTATGAATATAGATAGAATAATTAAAAGGGTGTTAAAAGAAGAAGAACGTATGTCATCCAGATATATGTTCTTCTCTAACTTAGAACAAATGAAAAGACAATGTGATTTATTGTTGGATTTAGACGAAGAAATGGTTGAATCTATTTTAGAAGATGGACACGATTGGGCTCAAGATCATATATCAGAAGCAAAAAATAATATGGACCAAGTTTTTGATTTTATTATGAACAAAACACATGGTGACGTGTCTGTTGATGATGAAGATATGATGATGTCTGAAGGTAGAAAAAAATCAGGTACAAAATTATGTTCTCGAGGTAAGTCAGCCGCAAAGTCCAAATTCGACGTTTACCCTAGTGCTTACGCGAATGGATACGCTGTTCAAGTTTGTAAAGGAACGAAACCAGGTCTTGATGGTAAAAAACGTTGTTCATCACCATATTGTTAAAAAAAATTTAAAAAAATTTGTTTAAGTATTTTTTTCGTGTATATTTGTCGAACAAATAAACATTATGAAAAAGAAAGTAATTAGATTTTTTAGACGATTAAGACTTAGATTCTATCTTTGGACTAAGAAAGGTCGAATAATGCCAACATACCAAGATGAAACAACACCATACGAAAAAACTTGTTTTATGATCTGTTTGAAAGTAATTAAACACCCAACCACCAAATTTATGATCGCCCCCATGTCTTCTAAACGATATATGGAAAACAAAGAACTGGATATTTTCATTACGATGGATTATAACAGAATCGATCTAACTAATCACGTTTATCATTATAGTGTTAAATTATCTAATCGTGACTGGGAGAGAGTAACCCAAATCTTTGATATGGAGACAGAAAAGAGAAGATTAAATTACGAAGAATCCGTAAATTCACAAATTAAAAACTCACTACATACCGTATTAGAAAGAATTTCTAATTTCGATAATAATACTATTGACCAGTGAGTCGATTGACTCTTTACGGGTCTTATATGAAGTCATAACCGGTTTTTGACCTTTACCACTTTGTGTGTCTTTCTTTTCGGCTTTTTGTTTTTGTTGACAAGCGGATTTTTTTTGTGAATCTGACATTTTACCAGCTACACCGGAAGCTCTACATTTAGGGTAACCCCCCTTATCAGTGTCAGGTCTCCCACATGGTGGATGTTTACCATCTACCTTTCGACAAATATTAACCCATGGACCTTTTGGTTGTTTTGACCCTTTAGGTTTCTCTTTAGTCCCAAACCAAACTGCCAAATCTTCACTTACATTATTTTCAGATTTTTCAAATTCTTCCTTTATTTGTTTTGTTATTTTTGCCACAATACCATCTAAACTAACTCTTGTTTTTTTAGGGTCATAATTTTTTATTGGTTTAGCATCTGTATTCATACCTGGTAATGAATTCATAATACCCGCATCCTCGGCCCAAGCAAATGAATCAGGATTATTTTTCATAAATTTAGCAATTTTTTCAGCCCTTTTTTCTTTCTTTTTAATCGTTTTGGGATTTGTAGACATTTTACCGTCTAAACTATCATGGTCTAAAGACGCATCGTCCCAATCAGTTACATATTCTGTAAATGGGCCCATTTGATTTTTATCAAATTCTCTATATCCAGGTAATAAAGGAGAAACATAAGATCCTCTTGTCATCCTTTCTGATGTCGCTTCTCTTAATATTTTCTTTATAAAATTATCACTTATCATTACTTTTATAAATATCATAAACTATGGAAAAAAAAGAGGAATTATACGGTAATTTATTCGGAACAATAAACATTTTATCCGAAGAACACTTAGAGTTAATGTTATCAACGATGGATCGAGAAAGATCTATTTATTTTCTAGTTGAATCCGTTAAATCGGCTCATAATAGAGGGTCGTTTACCATTGGTGAAACTGAGATTATCTCAAAAGCTATTAGGGTATTATCTACCACCTAATTATTCCCCCCATAGTACCGTCTTCATATACTTCAAAAATAAATCCGCTTGTTTCTGAACTTACTTCTTGACCCAATATATTAATATACTTAACTACCTTTTTATTTGTGTGTGTATTATTAATTAATATTGGACCGTACACTTTAAAATTACCATCAAAATCAAACTGATTTAATTTGTAATAAATAAACCCATTGAATCTAAAATTATCCACATATAAGTAATTAACCACTTGGGTACTATTTCCCGTCGCTTTTGTGTCTCCAACATAATCCCATTGTTCACCATCCACGCTTCTTTCAAGTGAAAAGTAATCTGAGTTATATTCCGATGCGGTTGACCACTTTAAAGTATTGTAATGTTGATACCCAAAACCTTTAAAATATAATAACTCCACAGGAAGACCTGTTGGTGGTATTATTAATAGTTTATAATCCTCAGCCTCACCATAAAGTTGTGTACCACATGCTAGTGGTACAGGATCACTGGCTTCAACTGACACTATTCTCATTCGAGTTTCCCCTAAAGTCGCTCCACTTGGTACAGTTATATTTAAAGGGGATAATGATGTAATCCCATTAACGGTGTTTACCGCACTACCCAAAGAATACTCTTCTCCTACTTCAAATACATAATTTTGGTTCCAGTCTATCCAAACCTTTGTATTTACTGTCCAATTACCGTCTGTATTTACATTAACATTTAATTGATAAATTCCACCCTGTTCTACGGTAGTTGATTGTGTGGTAAAATTACTGTAGGCTGGACCACCAACACTTGTATTCGATATTGTACCAAACGTTACAGAAGTAATACCTGTAGGGTCATTATTAGTTATGTTATATGTACAATATGATAATGTTATTTGAATAGGTGTTGACATCCCACTATTCCCTGAACAAGTAACGGTAGATCTAAACCAAGTAGGTGATGTTATTGGTGGTGATGTTTGTGTTGCTGACGAGGAACCAAAGATTGTCCATGTTGAATTATCTGGACTACTCTCCCACACATAAGTTACTCCTGTACCAGTTGTCGTGTTTTGTAGTGAAAGATTTACGGTTCCGTTTGGTGATGTTGTTAATGAAGAAGAAAGTGTGTTTCCCGGGTTTGGTGTTCCTGAACAAACGGGAATAACGGGTGGAGTCCACGTATATGTTAATCCTGAAGTTGGTTTAACTGTACTTGAAAGTGTTACAGTTGAACTATTTGATGCCCCTGCGGTTGTTGATGCCCAATTTGTTATAGTTGTTCTATTATTAAAATCAGTGTTCGTACTTCCTCTTAAACCTACTTCAAACGGTTTTACGGTGGCACTTGAGGGCCCCAATATATTATAAACCACGTTAATTATGTTAGTGGTTTCATTTAATCTTATTTGAAAGTTATATAATTCACCAAAAGCCCCCGATGTGGTGTATCTTTGCCACCCCGACCACTGAACGACTAATGTCCTATTAGGGGAGGTTCCTATTGTTTGAAATCTGATACCAAATGTTGACCTACTAAATCTAAAATGAAATCCGGTACCGTTACTTGTTGAATTTGCTGAAATTGTAACAGTTGCTGCGGTTTTTGATAATACTGTGGATCCAGCTGGAATACCAGTACCACTCACCTTATCCCCAACTAATATTTGACTTATATCACCTCCGGTTATTGTAATAACCGCACTACCTAAAGTTCTATTTGCCAATAATGAACCACGACCTATTAAATCAGCACCCATTGCCGATATAACATTATTTGACGTTCCTGTTGATAGTGGAAGATAACTATTGGTTGGTAATGATCCTAATGTTATAAATCCATTAGTATTAACTGCAAATTGTGTATAGGTTGTTCCATTATAAACAAAGTTAAATCCTATAGATTCTAATGTGGTTGAATTATTGTCGTCTAAAAAGTTTGTATTTGACCAACTTGTAAAGTTATCATAATTACTACCACCAACTATTGGTGTATAGGCTCCTGTTGATGTTCCAAATGTGTAAGAACTAACTTGTGATCTAACAAAAAAACTTGTTAGTATAACGAAAAAAATAAATAGTGAATTTTTCATAAGTGGGTATTTTATTAATAAATACCTATGAAATTATTTATTATCAATCATTAATTAAAATGGTTGTGTATATTGGTATTATGAATTAACATATAACAAAAAAGGAGACAATTTCTTGTCTCCTTTTCTCTTATTCAATTTAATTGATTATCTCAATTCTCTCAAGTCAAATGTTCTAACTCCATCAACTGTGATACGTCCGTAGAAACGGTTGTTAACCATTTTCTTAGCGTATCTCGTCATTATACCTTTAATCGGTGTAAAGTTGAATGGGTTATACATTGTAGGTGTTAATTGTAGAGGTACGTACGGTGCGTAGATGTAACCTGTGTCTAACAATGATGTTCCTTTGTGTCCAATCAAAACTTGGTTTGGTGGGAAGTAAGGATCACGATAAACTTGGTAACGACCAGCTAATGTACCAACTCTTTCAATACCCATGTTGTATTGATCTTGTTCAGGTGAAGCGTTAGATACGTGGAAGTATTCTAAGTCATCAAAAATAGCTGAAACTTCAGAAGAAACAACGATCCAGTTAGCACCTCCTCTAAGTGTAGACTTGTGGATTTGTGCTGACAATTGGTTGATCGCTGTAATCAAAGTTTGATTCCAGTCTTTTTGAGTATAAGAAGTTACTTGTTGTACTCTTCTCCATCCGTTGTAGTCCCAACGTAGATTCCAAGCCGCTCCTTTACGTAAGTCACGTAAGATTTCACGGTCGATTTCCGCAGCTACTTGTTCTGACAATAAAGCTGTTAATTCAGCTTCAGCGTCAATGTTATGGAACGCTGCAACGTCTTGAGCTAATTCTGGAGACCATTGAGCTCTTAGTTTTCTTTCAGACACAGAAACAGTAACTGATTCTAAGTCAAAAGATACCTCACCAATTTGATCTTCAAATTCCAAGTTTTTATAACGTCTCCAAACAGCTGTGATGTCATTATCACCAACTGTTGCAGTTGTTGATCCTGTATAACCATCTAATGAAGTGTCACCACATGTAGCACAAGCTGGACAAGATAAGTCAACTTCTAAATAGATACATCCGTCCTGACCACAAATGTTATTGTATGCACCACCGTTACCATTATCTGGGTATGTAGTGTATGACGTTGTAGATGTAGGTTGAACAATTCCTTTACCGTAAATTTGTGTTACCACTCTAAACAATAAAGATTTTGGTGTAGTTCCGTTAGTTTGGAATAAAGGTGTACATGGTGTTTCTTCAGCATTTAAGAAATCATTATTAGCGTATAATCTAAGATCAGACAAGAAAGTTTCAGAATCAACTTCATTTCCATCAGGTCCGATTAATTTACCAACACCTGGTACGTCTGTCCATCCACAAAGTTTAACGATCATTTTTCTAACATTAGTTAAATCGTCATACGCTCCGTCAGCAATTACCAAACCACTACCAGACCAAACTTGTAATTCAGTTGTTTGAGAAACCGCTGTCCAAGCTCCTTTAGAGTAGTCGAACAATCCTGGAGGGTCCAATTCAGCTTCACTACCTTCGTAGAATAAATCATAAAGATTTTTCTTGTACGGGTAGTTGTTAGCGATATTAGCACCTGGGTACCCTTGTCCTGGGTTATTATTACCCGAATTCACAGCTGATGGAGATCCGATTGGTGAATAATGTTCACCGAACGCGTCCCAGTTATTTTCTGCTGTTGGTGTTGACGCTGAATTAGCGTATCCTTGAATACGTGGAATAAAGAAGAACAATTTACCGATTGGCAAGTTCATAGCTTGTACAGATACGATATCGTTAGCTAATAATTTAGAGAATACTCTTCTCACGATAGGGAAAACAACAGTTTCGAACGCTCCGTTGGAACCTTCAGATGTTGCTTCGTTAATTAGGAAAGACGCTTGGTTCTCATATAACTGAGCTACGTTTTCTTTTAAGTGTCCTTTAAGACCCTCTAGGAACCCTAATCTGTCCCATTTGTTTATTGTGTCTTCTTTGATAACTTTAAGGTGTTTTAACCCGATGTTACCTACAAGACCTGATTCTAATAATGCTCCCATTTTTTAGGTTTTTATTTTTAGGTTTATTTATTTTATTTTTGTCATTAAGTCTTTCATTCTTAAAAACTGAGGATTCTCGTAAGTTTTAGACTCAATTAAATTTACAGCTGAACCATTTACTGGTGATTTAGATACTGTTCTTTCAATTGACTCCGTAATATTACTAGACTCAGATTTTCCTTCCGAAAGTTCTCCTTTAATTGACTGATAAAGATTCTTAGATTCTTTTAAAGTATCAACGTTGTCAAATCTTTTAAGAATGTTAAGTTTCTCGTTTTTAGTTGTTGAGTGTTCTGTGAATAAACGTGTAGCGTAAGCTAAATTAGAATTAAACACAGCCACCTCATTTAACTTGTTTCTGAAAAGATCCAAAGCTTTTCTGTATTCCTCATTTTTATTTCTTAAAACTTGGAGTTCCTCAGTACCTTCTTTTCTTAGGTGTCCTGGAGCTGCTTTTGGCTTATCTAACCCCATTCTTCCAAATCTCTTTCCGTTACCAAGAGTTCTTGAAGCTTCTTTTGTTTCTTTTCTTTTTGATATTGGCTTTAATTTACCGTCAGAATTAACTTCCTCTTTGTACTCAAATTTAGCTTTACCAGTAAATTTGTGTTTCGGACCTTCTTTCATGTCTTCATCGAAACCTTTATCTAAGTTTGGTCGTTTATTGTATTTGAATTTAGAAGCTGATCCCATTCCAACACCTTTAGATTTAAATGATTTAGACTCAAACAATTCTTCGTCATCATCCACTCCATCTTCATCAGAGAAATCATCTTCATCAGAGAAATCATCTAATTCAATTTCATAAATGGTGTCTTCCGGATTATCAGATCCGTCATCACTCATCTCATTTAAATCATCATAATCACCCATCTCAAAAACCATTGGGTCTTCTTCATATAAATCATGGCCACCAAGATCATATTCATCAAGTTCAAGATCATCTAGATCCATTCCAAATTTTTTCGATTTATGGTGTTTACCAAATTTAGGACCACGGTCATGGTCACGGTGTTTTGTAGATTTTACAGGAATTTCAAAATCATCATCATCAAAATCGATTTTGTCTTCAAATTCGTCGTATTCAAAATTTTTCATGGACTCGTTTAATTTAATTAAGTACTCATTATCTTCATCTTGTAGATGAATCATATTATCGTCTTTTTTAACGATAATCCCATCTTCATCACCCATCGCTTTAAATACCTTAAGAACTTCTTCTGGCGTAGCGTCAGTCATGTCGATTGTTTCATCATCCATCATGTCTTCATCATCCATCATGTCTTCATCATCCATCATGTCTTCATCATCCATCATGTCTTCATCATCCATCATGTCTTCATCATCCATCATACCATCATTGGTACCTAGACCTTGAGTGTCATCCATAGGCTCTAAAGCCCCTTCTACTTCATTTTCGTCATCAACCGCTGGTTCACTTTGTTCCATTAACGATTCTTTTACTAATGATTTGATTTCTTCTTTCATTGTTGATTGAAGTATTCCCTGTGCATTTTCTTTAATAACTGATTCCAGATTATTAATCTGGAATAGTGTATCTTCAACTAAAGAATTTTTTCTCATTTATTATTTTGTTTCCATATAAATAGTTCATAAAATAAAAAAAATCAAATAATCTAGTTTTTAACCAAAAAAAAATGGGAACACGTATGTATTCCCATTTTAAAAATTATAAATTAATTTTTTTATTCGATAACCTCATCAATTTTACTTTCAGTTATTGACGTAATCCTCCAATCCATTGTGTAATTTTCATACACCTTAGTTACCTTAGCTTCCACATCGGTTGGGTTGTAACCCATCACCAACTTCTCTTCCTTTACTTTTCTTACTTTACCAGTCTCACTGTCTAATAGATCTGAAGTGATTTTGGTCACAAAATACGTTTGTCCTTGTTCCATAATTAATTAATTTTGTACAAATATATGATATATTTTTTTATTTGTCAAGATATTGGTTTAACTTATTAAATAAATTTTTTGTTTTTTCGATTGATGGTGAGTCCATACCAGTAGATCTTTGTGTGTTCATATTTCTTTCTTCATCTAAATTTTCCTCATACTTAAATCGATCATCTTTATTTAAAAATAAATAAGCCCCAGGTGTTGATGGGGACGACACTAAGTCAAAACAGATTAATTCAAAATCATCTTGGACCTCATTTTGTTCACCAACTTTTTTTAACGACCCAACACCACGAGATGATATCCCAAGTGTTACACCTTGTCTAAGGTAATTAGCTGCTATATCACCTTTTGTTGAACAAATTCCTCTTTCATGGAATCCTGGACTAGTTAGTAATCTTAATTTACCAAGTAATACCGGACCATCCCACCAAATATCTGTTATTATATGAGCCACACGATCTAAATCTATTAAAGATGATTCAGGGTGGTTTAATTCAGATAACGAAATACCCTTCTCAATCATTTTTTTATAATTTTCAGCTTCCCTCATCAATATGTTTTTTGGGTAAACCCTACCATTTCTATTTGGGGTGTCGTATTTTTGGAGTACAGCGTAAAACTCAAAAGGTTTGGAATAATCCATAAAACTTTTTGATTCCATTATAAATTGATTGTGATCTGTTTTTGGATTTATGTACCCAGCGTCGTATTCAATAAGAATTCCCTTACCAGTTTCATTAGGTGCTAATATTTTCATTTTAAAAGTTTTATAATAAATATTAAACTTTATCTGTTTTTACCTTAACTTCCCTATAATTTCCATTTTTGGTTAAATAAAAATCAAAATGTGAATTATTGTTTAGGACCTCTGAATATATTCGTTTAACTAAATTCTTTAATGATTTTTTTATTTCACTGGATTTAAAATCCATATTTTCAGTCAAATATAAATTTATTTCCAAATTCATAAATGATTTTTTATTTGGGTGTATGCCACTAGACCTTAAGTCTAGGTCAACTATGTAATTTTTATTAAATAATGATGTGTCTAAATTGTTATATATTGAATGTTTGACAGATCTACTCAAATTCATTATAACCCTTGGCCAGTTATCTGATTCGTCTTTGGGTTCCGCCCAAGTCTGTAAATTTAGATATAAAGATTTTAAATTTTTTGAGTCTACGGTTCCGTATAAAACTTTTGAATTTTTAAAACCATCCATTTTTGATGTTTTTCCCTTTTTCATTTCTATTTTTCATAGTATATTTGTTTATTTTTTAATAAGTTTACGAAAAAATTATATATATATCAATATAATAAACATTTAAATTAAATTATGTTAATAGTTAAAGTCAAAAAAAAGGAAATTGAGAGAGCTCTTAAAGAATTGAAGAGTAAAGTTATTAAAACAAGACAAAATAATTTTCTAAATGATAGAAAGGAATTCAAAAAAAAATCTGTCATTAACAGACAGATTTTAAATAAAGCTATTTATAAAGAAAAATTTAAAAATCAAAATTAAAGTTCTTCGTTTAATTTTTTTAATTTAACATACGATATTTTTGTAAACGTCTCACCATCAATTTTTGAAATTGTCTCGTCAATAGTTTTAACCACGTCAGAATCAGATTCGGACAATTTTAAATTATTCAACCTGTTAATTGAATTTTCCTTTATGAAATTAAATTCTATTTTTAATTTATCTTCATCTTCTGTCATTATTTTTTTAATTTCTTTTTTTTCTGATTCAGACAAAGTGTTTAAATAGTCATTTACGGTTTTGTTAGCTATCTCCATTAGGTTTGGTAATGAGATGTTAGTTTTTGACTCGTTAACTTTTTGGACCTCCATCAAATTAGTTAAAATATTTTGTTTACTTTTAACTTTCTCCTCAAGTCTAGTAACATCACTAGTAAATAAATTATCAACATCACGATATCTATTTTCAGACTTTAAATGACCGATCCACATATTAATTTCATCCAGATCAGACTTTAACACATTTTGTTTAATTGATTTAAACCCTAAAATATTTTCAGAAATAAAGTCATTACCAAGAGATTCATTTAGTCCCTTTTTCGATGATAATTCATCATACATCAAATACAACTTACTTAAATTTTTGTTATTTAAGATTAATTGTTCAAAAACAAATAAATCTTTTTTCATCTTGTTATTCACATATGAATAAATTAATTTGTCTTCTATTTTCGTTTTTAATATACCAAACTCCATGATCTTTTTAGTATAAATATTACCCATTTAACAATTTATCTAATTCATCTGAAATTTCACCCAAAGAATTGTTTTTATTGTGATTAAAATATTCATCAAAAGCGTCATTCTTACCCTCAAATAATAGACCCATTTTTCTTGATATCACCCCATCAGCTAACGGTTCTTCAGGTCCCGGAGGCGGAGGTGGTGGTGGTGGTGATCCCCCACCTGGAGGAGGTACTGATGGACCACCCTCAGTAGGTGTAGCTGGTTGGGTGTCCCCCGTCACAGTTTTATATAATTTGTCCACGTTATCAAATATTCCGGTTCTGGTAATAACTGTAGCGGTATTATCTAATTCGGCCGAAATAGCTCTCTCCATTCTAATTTGATTAATGTCAAGTTTAATGTCCTCATCAGACATACCAAGAATGTGTTTCTTAGCCCACGTCGCTGATGTTGGTTGAATTGATTTAGGTATCTCACCAACACAATCTTTATATAATAACATCTTCTCTTTCCAAACCTCAACCATCAATAGATCAGCTTGTTTTGACGGATTTGTTAAACCTAATGTAAAGTTTTGTAATTCATCCTCAAACCCCATAAGGAATAAGTGAATAATCGCAATTTTGTTTAATTCAGCTAAAATACTTTTTTGGATTTTA